AATTAGCCCCGGTGTAGCGCCGCGAAAAACTCGCCCAATTAAGCAAATTAAGCCTTTTTTTGTGAATTATTTTATAAATGTATGTAAAAGTATATACATTTATAGAGATTTCTGTATAATGGTTTACATGAGTTGAGCGAATCAACTCATACCGCGCCTCGGGTAGCAGGGGCATAAATCACAAACGGTGAATAAAATGAAAAGACTGATAATAAAGGCAAAAGGTAGCAATACAGGGTCGATTTACGACTTAGCGCAAGAAGAAGAAGATAGAGTAATTGCTTTTCCTCGCGGCTTTACTATGGCTGTAGCATTACCGTCATACATTGGCGGCCATAGCGTGCACAAGAGTCAAGGCGGTGCTTACAGGCAACTGCGCAAGCTAAAAAATCAAGGCTACAATTGTGCAGCAATCTTGGACGATGAGGGTAATCGTTATATGTCAGATAGCTGGGATGGAGAGCAATTTACAGGGTCAATGGATAATGATGAAGTTGGTATTGGTGAGAGAGCCTTTATTGAAAATGACTAATCACCCAAACCGAGGGCGCAAATCGCGCCCCATAACCCACCTAGAAATGCTTGGCGGCGAACATCCTAACGCCTGGCTAAATATAGATAAGTTTAGACAAGGCAAAGGCCGAGACTTACCCGATTGGCCCGAATGGTGCTTTTTGCCAATGGCCGCGTGGATTGCTATCGCTAGCGACGGCGGCCAAGTGTCTTTTGATGAAATTGAGTGTGCGCAAAACTTGGCGGCCATTGGCACTTGGCGCTACTCGCAATCTATTTACCGGCTGGATAGCGATCTTTACAGTGCACTGATAGATACGGTACCCAAGGGCAACCTGCCAGTCGATGTTTTTTACCGATTGCCAGAATGGTCTTTATATATAGAGACGCCAAATTTAACGTGGATGGGAGACACGCTTTTTGGATTTTGGGTGCATTTGGAGTTTGATATTAATACTCAGCGCCATGAGCTGAGATTTTTACTCGATACCAACATGGGCTTTGCCTCGATCCCTGTGCACCTTGGCCGTTGGACAATAACAGAGGCTTTCGACCGTGTTGTAGACGAGGCCGCCAAAGAGGCCAAAAAAGCCAAGTTTGATTTCGCCAAGGATTTAGATGCGGTCGAGAAAATCAGCCGGTCTCTGTATGCGATTATCTCTCTGACGCTTTACGTTTGTAGCGATGGCGTCGAATACCGTGGCGCAAGTGCGCCGTCAAACCCTGCGCCAAAGCGCACCGCCTATATTTTTTATCAGTGGCGAGTTTTACAAGAAAATGGAGATTTATAAGAGGCCATAAAAAAACCCGCCTAAGCGGGTTTAGTGTTAATGGTTTACGCGGCTTTTTTACTTTGCTCAGCTCTTGTTTTGGCTGCTTTTGCTGCGATAGATTCCCAGCGTTTTTTAAGCCTCACTAAGTTGAAGTGAAGGCGGTTCAAAATAACCTCTTTTGGTTCTTTCATGGCTAGTGCCCCCTGTGTTTTTTCATGAGTTCGACAGTCTGTTGTAAGTGACAAGCGCAATCTGTCATTTGCGCATGATCTCCGTCGCTTATTGCGACAATTGCTTCGCCTAATACTTTCATTACTTCTTTTGTGAAGTCTACGTTAGAACCCTTAATTCCGGATTTGTTCAAGTCTGCTATGATCAAACCGCACATTTGTGCGACATCTTCAAACGATGGATCAGCGCTTCTTAGCTGATCTAACGTGTTGTGATAGAGTGCATCGCACGCCGTTCTGGCGATATCCATAACCATACTATATAGATGGTCTGCCAATTCATTGTGGTGTGATTCCATAAAATTCCTTATGTTTGATTTAACTATAGTTTGAGGATTCGACCTTATCAAGCTCGAGCATATTGTGCACTTTCGTCAAACCGGATACTAAAGTATTCGATTTTTGAATGCAAAATTATATGTTGTACAAATGTGGGCGTTGTTGTCTTTGTCAAGTATTTTTTTGCTCTAGTACGGTTTCTGTCACAAATCCGTTGGTGTCTACCCTGTGGGTGACGCTATGACTGACCCATGTAATGCTGTCGATACTGGATTTTATACCAGTTACGACTACCGGTGACTGCGCTAACCAGTTGGGGTTGCCGTGTTGCAATACCAAACTTAGGCTAATTGCGTCGCTCTCGCCGACTTGGTCTATGTGCTCGAGGACTTGCTCGTTATAAAGCGGGCTAATTTTGGCAGCCAATTGGTGAGCGCTGGCGATATCGCTGGCAATGGTGCCGAGGCTTTTTTGCTCGTAGCTGCGGGTTTCTATCTTGCCGATATCGCCTCTGAAATCTGCGCTGCTGGCATTGATGGTGATTTCGCGGGGGTTGATGTCGTAGCCGATGCTGTCGGCAATGAATTTACCCTTGTAGGTGAGCTGTGGCACTTGGTTTTTTACCCAGCCCAGCCAGCACTCGATGACCGCGCCTTTACTGGGTAGCTTGATGGCGTTGGCGACATCGCTAATGACCACGTTAATGGTATCGGCCTCGAGCTCGCTGTTGTCTGTTAGGGTTAGCGATGTGACCTTGGCCGCGAGGTCGCGCCCGTTAACACTGAGTTTAAGCGCTGGCTGCATAGGTATGGCTATTTAATAAGGTGAGTGTGAATTCGATTTTTTGGGGTGCGCCGTCTTTAAAAAACTCGGTGCTTGTGGACTCGACACTTTCGATAAACCATTCGCCGAGAACATTGCCTTGGCCATCGATGAGTATGTAGGCCTCGCCCGCGTCTTGCATGTTGCGCAGTTCGTCAAGGGAGTCGGGGCCGCCGGTGATGGCTGGGTAGAGTATGCCACTGAGTGTTTGTTTGTCTTCGCCGACGCCGAGGTTTTGATAGTTAACCGCGCTGCCAATGGCAATATGCTGCTGCAACCGCTGGGCGGTACTGCGCTGTTGCGATTGGTAAGGCACGGTGTTTAGGTTAAAGATAAAATAATCTAGCGACATCATCATGCGGGGGCGGCTCCTGTTTGGTCGTAAAGTTTACTGCCACCACGGCGACGGCGGCGCTGCTGATGGTTCAATTTTTTAATGACCAGCTCGGCGGTTTTTTCGGGGTCTTTATCGGCCTCGATGTGGATTTGCACGGTGCTGTTGTCTTCTATTGTTGGCTTGGGTCGCCCTCTTCGGCTTGAGCGCCTTGAGCGCTTGGCCAGTTGCTCGCTGGGGTCTGTATCGTCTTTGCTAAAGAGCGCATCGGCGATTTTGCTGCCACCACTAAAGCCCAAAATACTGCCAATAAGGCCACCGAGCGCACCGCCAATGGCCGTGCCGACACCGGGGAAAATCATGGTGCCAATGGTCGCGCCGGCCATGGCACCCCCTTTGCCCAAGGCCATGGCGCCGCCAATACTGGTAACGGTTTTTGCGCCCTGGCTAACTTTTTCGCCGGTTTTTAGTGAGTCGTCGGTGGCGATGGATAAGAGCGATAGCCCACCTATTATTGCACCGCCAACGCCCGCGCCTTTGCCGAACTTGGTGAATTTACCGCCTTTGCCACCTTTGCCACCAAAGCCGCCCAACCCCCCCATAGCTTGTGCCGCGGCCGCTGTGGCTGTGCGCTTGCTAGCCCATGCGGCAGCAATACCCAGCGCGTATAGACCGGTGACCAATGGCGCAATGGCAATGGCGGCAACCGCAATACCGGCTGTTGCCAGCATTAAGCCGCGGGTTAAGCCCGGGTGCTTCTCGATAAATGCGCTGACGCCTTGAACCACGGGGATAATTGCTTTACCCAGGCTAATGAGCACGGGCAACATGCTAGTACCCAACTGTATTTTGACGTTGTTTAGCTGCTGCTGCGATAGCCTAAATTGTTGAGAGGCTTTTTGTAGGTCGTAATCGTATTCTTTTTGAGTGCTGCCGGCGTATTTTGATTGATTGGCCACCAAGCCCATGACGCGTCGGTATTCGTCCATATTGCCGACGAGGTTCGCCACCGAGGCTTGGGACTCGCGGCCAAATAACACGCTGATTAGGGCGTTGCGGTCCGAGGCTTTGGCATCGGCTATTGATTGCAATACTTGCTCGATGGTGTTGGTGGCGCTGACTTGCATATCGGCGGCAACGCTTTGAGGGTTAAAGCCCAGCGACTGCAATACATTCTTTTGGTTGTTAGAGGCGGAATCACCCAGCGTGAGCGAGGTGAGTATGTTACGCATACTGGTTGCCGCCATCTCCGGGTTGGCGGCACCGGCATCGATGGCACCGGCAAAGGCGGCAGTCTCGGCATTGTTGAGACCCGCGGATTTTGCGATTGAACCGGCTCGACTGACGATTTGGTTGATTTTAATGGCATCGGAGCCGGAGTTATCGCCGACGTAGTTGATCGCATCCCCAAGATTGGCGATATCGTCTATGCCCAGATTCATACTGGTGCGAATTTTGGTGATGGTTCTTGCGGCTTCATCTACGGAGATACCGTAGGCGATCGATTGCTTTTCGCTGATTTTGGCAAACTTGAGTGAGTCTTGGGCGTTGAGGTTAATTTTACCCCCTGCGGCTACCAGATTAGCCACGCCAGCGGAGCCAATGGGCGAGCTGCCCCCGAGTTCGCGGATTTGTTTTGAGAGCGTCTCGAGGTTGGCATTTTTGACGAACTTGCCGACGTCTGACATGGCGTCGTCGAAGGTCATCGCGGATTGTAGCGGTGAATTTATCGCATTTAACATGCCGTGGCCTGTGCGCGATATGCCTCCTGTGATGAGCGCTGCATCGGCGGCGCGGCTCATGGTGTGATCTAGGTTTTGGGTACGCTTGGCGACTTTAGCCTGTACTTGTTCGAGCCGTTTAGCTTTGGCGGTGGTGCTTTCGTAGGCATCGCCCAGGCGTTTTTGCTCGGCCGCTAAGTTGCGCACATCGATACGCTCACTTTTTAGACTTTTTTTACGTTTTTTAGCTTCGGTAAATGCGGTTTTTTGGCTTGCAGTCAAGCGGTCGAGATTGCGCTTGGCGGCCTCGTAGCTTTTTGTGAGCTTTTTGGTGGGCTTGTCTGTTGCTGCTATTTCGCGCCGTAAAATCTCGACTTTAGACTTTGCCAGAATCTTCTGGGTGCCTAGCTTTTTTACCTTATCTTTTAAGTCGTTGTAATACCTGATCGATTTTTTATTGTTGCCAATATCTCTAAGCTCTTGGCTAAATTGACTCGATAGCGCTGCACCTTGCTTGCTCAATGCGTTGAATTTTTTAAGGGGCTGCTCGAAGCCTTTAAGCCCCTCGATACCCAGATTTATGTCTAAACTCTTTTGCATGTTATACTGCACCCATGAATTATTACCGATTGCATTTAATTACTTTACCACTTGTGCTGGTTGCCGTGTTTGCCCTTGGTGGCATGAGCTTCCCTGGTGGCATTGTTGAAGCCGCGCTAATGCTCTTTAGCCTTGCGTTTATGCTGATTGTTGCCGATATTTTGTTCGTGCTGATTTATGGCTCGCTATGCCTTTTGATGAGCACCTTGCGCGTTGAGATCCCCTTGCTTGTTGAGTTTGGCCGCTGGCTATATAACAACGAAATCGACCCCTCTGAGTAACACCCTCTGGCCTGATGTTTAGGCCACGTATACTTTTTTTACCACTCCCTACTTTTTAACTTTTTACCGATTATTTAGCTTTACGCCTATTTTTTTTGGGTTTTACGACTTGCTCGGCAATCTCGTAATAGGCTTTTAGCTCTGAGTACGGCATGGCTTTTATTTCGCTTAATGACCAGTGCATGACGACAGCAATTTGAGCAATTACGTTGCGCAAATTGCGTGTCTTTATGCCAAAAAAGGCTGCAGTACCGTCATGATGCGGGTGTAGTCGCGAGGCTTAAGCTTGGCGATACAATCTGGCGATAGGTTATCTGCCACCAGCGATATGAGGGTCATGGTCTCTTTTAGGCCGGTTGTCTCTGCTTGTGATGCCTCGATATCGGCAAGGCACGGCTCACGCACGGTGGTGCTTTTAATGTTCTCACCTTTAATGCCGCGTTTAATCGGTATTTCGATGGGGAATTCGATCTTGTCGAGTTTAGTGGCATCGAGCACGCCATCTTTGGTTAGTGGTAAGTCTTCGAACTTTGTCATTTGTTGCTCCGGTAAAAAAGCGCCATAGCCGTGAGCGACTATGGCGGCCATCATAGATAGTGTTGACTATTATTGGTTAGTTGATGCCAAGGGCTGCGCGGCGCTCTGCATATCGATCGACGCCACCAACCACAAAGACTGCGTTTTCTGCATCGATTTTGATGAGCTCTTCGCCGTTTTGTGTGTAGCTGTAGTATTTAAGCGATAGGTCGATTGTCATACCCATTTCGTCGCCTTTTTTGAAGGCGTCGGACTTGATGTCGCGGATGCGGCCACGCATGACGACATCGATCTGGCTAAGATTTGTGCTGGCATCGTCGCGCTCGGCGGCAAATTTGGCGCGAAAAAGCACGGCGCCGCCGTCGACTACGCCAAAGGTTTTAAGAATGGTGGGGTTAAATTCGTGGAGCATGATGCTGGCACCATCGAGCTTTTTTAAGCCCATGTCGATATCGATGGGTGCTGCCATACCGCCGGCTTTTAACTCTTGAGTCTCCATGCCGATCTCTGGCAAGTTTAACTCTTTGATGCGACCGGCAAAGCCTTCGCCGTCGACGAATAGGTTACCGTCTTTAATCATTTCGGGGAGCATTGTGTATCCTCTTTATTTATTGCGGCTGTATTAATTAAGCAGCGACGCTGGCGGCGAAGTCTGCAAGGTAGGTGCTAGTGATCTTTTGCTGTAAGCGCAAGTTCTCTAGCGGCGGCACGGGCGTGTAGTCGTAGCTAATGGTTAGGCGACCATCGTAAAGGTCTTGCTCTGTATTTAAATCGGGGTTGAGCCATGCCTCGCCACCGATAAGTTGACCCTGCGCGACCATGCTGCGAATTTTGGCGTTAATACCCTCTAGGATATCGTTGGCCAGTGTGCGCGTGAGCGGCTTGGCGGCTGCCCAAAAATGGCCTTCTGCCATGGTTTCTGCCATGACTTGTGCCGTACGCGTGTAGGTTTCGAAGGCGTATAGCGGGTCTGATGCAGTGGTTCGACAACCCCAAAAGCGATAGCCCTCGCGGTTGATAATGCCGGTCACCTCGTTGCGGTTTAGGTATGAGACATCTGTGTTTTCGTCCTGTAGGCCCCAGCTTAAATCTTTGGTAATGCCGGTGACGCCAGCCACGGTTTTGTTGCTGAGCGAATACCACCAGCCCTTGGTTGCGTCGATTTGAGCGCGTAGACCGATGGCGCGAGCCACGCCAAGAAGGGTGTCGTTGCTGTTGGTCTCGGTGTTCCAGCCGACAAAGTCGGGATAAATTAGCACCAGTTCGCGGTCGCCAAAGTTGTTGCGATAGCTCGCGGCCTCGGTGATGTCGTTGCCGATGGCGCTGGCGTAAACCATGCCGCGCAAGGCTTTGGCAATGGTAATCAGCTCGGCGGTGACGGCTTGTGTGTCGTAACCGGGTACTGCCAAGATGCGCGGGGTTACCGCGAGGTTAGTTTGCGCCGCGCGCAAGGCTTGCATGCCGGTGTGCATGCCATCGGTGTAGCCGCCAATGATGTTGCTAATGGTTGCGGCCTCGTCGGCGCCCTCTTCTACGCGTACGACGACGGTAAACGGTGAGCCATGATCACTGATGGCATCGAGCACTTGCAGTAATGTGCCGCTAGTGCCGGCCTCTGCCTTGGCTTTTAAAACGCTCGTGACCAGCACGGCTTTGTTTAACGGAAAAACCTCTGGGTTAGCATCGTTGGCGGTGACGACAACGCCAATAACTGAGATGTCGGCAGTTTGAATGGGTCGGACGCCATCGGTAACCTCGGTTACTGTGATGCCGTGAAAAGCGGTGTTAGGCATATTAGCCCCCTGTTTTGAGTTAAGTTGCAAGGGCGCCGCTTTGTAAACGCCCAGGTGTTTTGAATTGAGTTTGATCGGCTCTATGATCATTTTTAATGCTCGTGCTGTTTAATCGTTAACGGGAACGACGACAATAGTCTGCGGATAACCGACAAAACCATTGAGCCCCACTGCATTGTTTTGCCCCGCAGATACCGTGCGCCGAAATGGACCCCGCGCAACAGTGCCGTTGGGGTGCATGATGGTGATATCGACCTCGCCTGCGCGACTGGCTGTTAATGACATGGTGGTATTGCCGACAGTGCTGATTCGCATTGGGTCTACTGGATCAACTGGATCAACTGGGTCGACGGGATCGACGGGATCGACTGGATCGACTGGATCGACTGGATCGACGGGATCGACTGGGTCGACGGGATCGACTGGATCAACTGGGTCGACGGGATCGACTGGATCAACTGGGTCGACGGGATCGACGACCACTGGTGCCACAAACGCAAACTCAACACCTTCGCCATTAGCCGCAGTATTGAGC